ATAATGGAAACTATATCTTAACTGTTGGACAACATTACGTTTTAATCTTAGATGGTAATTCCACAGAGAATGCTTTAATATCTATGAGCTCATCTCAAGGTAAGATAAGCAGAAAATGGAACTCAATGATGATGTCCATTACTCTCGATGGTAAAAATGGTCCTTATACACCGCCATCATTCAGTCACAAATATAGATTAACATCTGTTTTGAACTCAGGCAAAGGAAACCAATGGTATGGTTTCAATGTCATTAAAGTTGGTCCTGTAGAAGAACCATCTTTATATGAGCGAGCTAAAAAGTTTTACACTAGTTTAGCTAGCAAATAGTGTGAATAGTAGGCGGCTGAGGGAGACTAAGGCCGCCTATGTTAGAGAGAGCAAATGACAGATAAAGTAAAAATTTTTAAAAATATATTTGAAGGATTAGATACTGCTTACGGACAGACTGTAAAAACAGATCAATTCGACGAAAGAGGAAAGCATAAAACTAAATCCTATACAGTAGGTCAAGTACCAGTAATTAAGATATGGCAAGACCATTTAAAAGGAACTGATCCTGGATTAGGAATTGTTCCAATCAACAAAGAAAATAAATGTAAATGGGGATGTATTGATATAGATACCTATCCTTTTAATCATAAAAAATTCTTAGCTCAATTAAAAGCAAAAAATATTCCAATAATTCTTTTCAGATCTAAATCTGGAGGAGGACATGCGTGTTTATTTACAAATGATTTTGTTCCAGCAGTTATAATGAGAGCTAAACTTAAATTAATAGCTTCAGCATTAGGATTTGCAAAAGCAGAAATATTTCCAAAACAAGATTACATAAGAGTAGATAGAGGAGACACAGGAAGTTTCTTAAACCTACCTTATCATGGCGACGATAGAACTATGCGATTTGCATATGATGAAAACGGAGAAGCTTTAAAAATTGAGGACTTCTTTGAAGCATATAAAGAAAAAGCTATGTCTTTAGATGAATTAAAAAATTTAAAAATTGCAAATGATAAAGAAGGTGATGATTTTTTTAAAGGTATGCCACCATGTTTAGTGACTTTGTTAAGTGATGGTGTTCCAAATGGTCAGAGAAATAATTGTATGTACAATGTAGGGGTCTATTTAAAAAAAAGATATCCTGAAAAAGATGAATGGCAAAGTCATATGTTTACATATAATAAAAAATTTATGGAGCCACCTTTAGATGTAGGAGAAATAAATACTTTAATCGAATCTTTAGATGGTAAAGATTACAGATACAAATGTAAAGATGAACCTATACATAGTTTTTGTGATGCTAAAAAATGTTCAATGAGAGAATTTGGAGTAGGTGATGATGGACCTACACCAGAAATAACACAAATAAGAAAGTATGATTCTGATCCACCTATTTATTTTGTAGACATAGGTGGAGAAGGTGTAGATGTAGATGACGCAACATTACACGATCCAGAAAAATTTTCATTAGCTTGTATGAATCAAATAGGAATGCCGATGATGCCAGTTCCTAAACATGCATGGCGAAAACTATTAATAAAGCTATTTACTAACCTAGAAACGATTCCTGCACCAGAATCTTCCAAGTTAGAAGTTCGATTAACAGAAATATTAGCAGATTACATTAACAAAGCTCCAGGGAAAGAATTAACCGATGTGCTAAGAGGCATTTCATATACAGATAAAGAAGGAAGTACTTTTTTTCAATTTAAATCTTTTTGGAGATATTTATTAAAAACTAAATCTTGGCCTGAAAAAACTTATCCTTATCAAAAAACATTAAGACTTTTAGAATCTTTGTTTGGAGTAGAGGAAAAAAATATAAAGGTAGAAAGTAAATCAGTTAGAACATTAATAATGGAAACAATTAAATTAGAAAAACCAAATCCAAGAAAATTAAAAGTAGAAGAAGAACCATGGCAGTAAGAACAATAATACCTGGCCCACCAGGAACAGGTAAAACTTATAGATTAGTCAACCACTATTTATCTAATGAAATCAATGGTTTACACACTGACCCTAAAAAAATAGCGTATGTGACATTTAGTAATGCTGCAGCAAGTGAAGCTAATGAAAGAATAAAACATCCTCTACTTTATATTTCTACATTACATCATCTTGGAACTAGAGAATGTAATATTAATACAACAACTCAATTATTGAAAGATAGAAAATGGAAACAGTTTACAAGTCAATCTCAAATCTGCAAAGGAATGAAATTTGAAACAAAAAAAGATATTTATGGAAACACTATACATCAAAATCCTCATATGAGAATTATAACTTATTCACGTTCTAAAAAAATTAGTTTAATGGAAGCTGCATTACAATTAGACTTACATCATTCTGTCGACTTGTGGTTGACAGAGCAAATTGATGAAGATTTAAAATCATATAAAGAACAAACTGGAATGATAGAATTCTCAGATATGATTACCAAGTTTGTCAAGGAAGATAAGCGTCTTGCTCTCGATGCCGTCTTCCTTGACGAAGCCCAAGATTTAAGTCCGCTGCAATGGGAAATGTTTTTTCATATTGAGGACCAATGTAAAAGATCTTATATCGCAGGTGATGATGATCAAACTATCTACGGGTTTCAAGGAGCAGATCCAAGTGAATTTATAAACTTAAAAGGAACTTTTGATAATCAAGTATACTCACACAGAGTACCTAGAAAAATACATGCGAAGGCTCTAGAAATTTTAAAACAAATCAATGAACGATTAGACAAGCCTTGGGAAGCGAGGGACGAGGAAGGGATATATAAAGAAAATTGTTTATTAACTGATTTTAATTTTAAAAGTGATGAGTGGATGATACTGGCTCAAACAAATGCACAACTAAAAGAACCAGCTCAGTACTTAAATAATTTAAATTTGAGATATAAAGGTGGACAAAATGAACTACTACCTGCAGATTTACTTAAAGCATATAGAACCTGGACCAGATTGAATGATGGTGCAAGTGTGTCAGGTGAAGAAGCACAACATGTAATTAAAAATTTCTTAAGAAAAAAGCAAGTAAAACATGGGTTTGGAGAGGGAAAATTATTGGACAAAGTTTATACTGTTACATTAGAGGAACTACAAAAAGATCACGGGCTTCTGGTGGCGGGCAGCTGGGAGCATCTTCATATGTCAGATGAACAAAAAAATTACATAAAACTTTTGTTGAAAAACGGCGATGATCTTATCACAGATTCGAAGATAGAGCTATCAACAATTCACGGGGCCAAAGGAAGAGAATGTAAGAATGTTATCTTATATGTAGACTTTGGTTCAGAAGACGAAAATGATTTTTTAGCAAGAGAAGCAGATAAAGATCCAGATAAAATTCATAGATTATTTTTTGTAGGTGTAACTAGAGCAAAACAAAATTTATATATCATGGAGAGTACACAAACTAACTTTTACAACATAGGGTATCCAATAGTATGACAGCTGAAATGGATTTATTAGCAATTGTATTTTTTACAGCTTTATGGATATACCTACATTTAGGAATATAAATATGAGCGATGATATATACAAAAAGCAGGTAGGCGGGAGTCACTACAAATCTATGGTCATTCAGCCATCAGAATTTATTAACAGAAATAATATTCCGTTTGCGGAGGGCAATGCCATAAAATATTTGTGTAGGCACAAACAGAAAAATCAAAAAGAAGATTTATTAAAAGCAAAACATTATATTGACATGGCAATCGATAGAGACTATCCTGAACAGGTGAAAGAAGAAAATAAAAATTCCTGGGGAATAATCAAGTAATGTTTAGCGCAGCAACTGAATGGGTATGCCCAGAAAATTTTCCAGATTTAAAAGAACATAAATATATAGCAATCGATTTAGAAACAAGGGATCCTAATTTAAAATCAAAAGGCTCTGGAGCCTTAATGGCTGAAGGTGAAATAATAGGAGTAGCTGTAGCTGTTGAGGGATGGTCAGGATATTTTCCAATTGCACATAGAGAAGGAAATTTACCTAAACAAAAAGTTTTAGATTGGCTCCAAGAAATATGTAATCTTCCATCAACAAAATTATTTCATAACGCTATGTATGATATGTGTTGGTTAAAAGCGTACAATATTCAAGTAAATGGCCATATTATTGATACAATGGTTATGGCAGCTTTAGTTAATGAGAATAGGTTTTCTTATTCTTTAAATAGTCTTTGTTATGATCTTTTAGGAGAAGTTAAAGATGAAAGTCTTTTAACTGCTGCCGCTGAGAAAGCAGGAGCTGATCCTAAAGCTGAAATGTATAAACTTCCAGCTATGTATGTTGGGAACTATGCGGAAAAGGATGCTGAACTAACTTTAAAATTATTTAAACACTTATCATTAGAAATTAGAAAAGATAATTTAACTGAAGTATTTGATTTAGAAACTAGA